GGCGCCACCGTCAACCAGACGTTCGCCCAGTTGTCCAACACCGCTTTCGGTGACACCGCCATGAAGTACACGGCCGGTCTGCAGGAGAACAGCATTACCCTGGATCTGTACTGGTCGACGGCCAGCACCGAGACCTACGCGACCCTGAAGTCGCTGGTCGGCACGTCCACCAACGTGACGATCAAGCAGACCAGCGCAGCCGTGTCCGCCACCAACCCGTTGGGCACCCTCACTGGCGGCTTCTTGGCCGAACTGCCTGTGGTCTACACGGTCGGCGAACTGGCCACCTGCTCCGTCACCTTCAACGGTGGCACCTTCGCCTACACCGAGGCGTGATTCATCCCTAACCCGAAAGGCCCGACATGAAACTGCACCTCAAGGTCGACATCGGTGATGGCCCGTTTGTGGTCACCACCAACCTGCAAACCATCATCGCATGGGAACGAAAGTACCGGCGCAAAGCCGGAGACCTCGCCAACGGCATCGGCATGGAAGACCTGGCCTTCATGGCATGGGACTGCTGTAAGCAAGCCAAGATCGTGGTGCCCGTTGAACTGGACTCGTTCATCGCCAAACTCGTCGAGTTGGAGGTGGTGTCGGAGGAGGCGTCCGGCCCTTTCCAGCAGGCACCTACCGACGTTCACTAGCCGAACTGCTAGTCAGCACCGGCTGGTGGCCGCCTGGTGTACCCTTTGATACCGACGACCTAGCGACGGTCGCCGCGATCTTCAAGGAGCAGAAACGGTGACAGCAAGCGTCCGCGTCGAGGGTGTAGCCGAAACCCTGCGGGTACTTCAACGCCTCAACCCTGAACTGCGTAAAGAACTAATCCGCGACATAAAACAGGTCGCCAAACCGGTCACCAACGCCATTAAAGGCAACTACACCGACGAACTGCTGTCCGGCACCAGCCGCACCTGGGCACCTCGAGGGCGCACCATTTTCCCGTACAGCCGCGCCAAAGCCGTTTCCGGTGTCAAGGTCAGCGCGTCCACCTCAAAGCGCACACAGACCATTCTGGCTATCACTCAGAAGGATCCTGCCGCGTCCGTCTTTGACATGGCCGGCCGTAAAACCCCGAATCGGTTCGGGCAGGCGTTGGACACCCGTTTCCCGGCACCGTCCCGCGTCATGTGGCGATCCTACGAACAGGCCGACGAAGGCATGCTAAACGAAATCCGCCAGGTGGTCGCCCGCGTTGAAAACAGCCTGACCGCCCTGCAGAAAGCGATCCTGTAATGGCCATCAAAATCCCCATTATCACCGAACTGCAAGACGAAGGCATCAAACGCGCTAAACGCGAATTCGACAAATTCAAGGGTGCTGTCGCTGATGCCGAAGGCGGCATGGGCAAATTCAAGGCTGGATCAAAAGTTGCGCTAAACGCTATTTCGGCGAATGCCGCAACTTTTGCTGTTGCTGGCGCTAGCGCTTTTGCCACGTTTGCCGCTAAAGGCGTCACCGCTTTTCAAGACCTTGCCCTGTCAGCCGACAAATTCGCCAGTGCCACCGGCCTAGCCGTCGAGGAAGCATCCCGGCTAATTGAGGTAACCGGCGACATTGGTATTGAAGCGGGAACCGTAGAAACCGCTATCGGCAAAATGAACCAGAACCTCGGCAAGTCACCCGACTTGTTCAAGGAACTGGGCGTCCAGGTGGAGTACGCCAACGATGGCACGGTTGACGCCAACGAAACCTTCCTGAACGTCGTCGACCGGCTCAACAAGATCAAAGACCCGGCCGAAAAAGCGCGTGTGGCCACCCAACTGCTCGGCAAGGGCTGGCGTGACATGTCGACACTCATCAACATGGGTGCCGACGAACTACGCAAATCGTTAAGCCAAGTGTCAGGCGCCAAAACCATCAGCCAAGAAGAAGTCGACAAAGCCAAAAAATTCCGTGACACCATGGACAAACTTGGTGACAGCGTGTCCGATTTGGCTCTGATGCTCGGTCAAGTGTTAGTGCCGATTTTGACCAAAGCCGCCGAAATACTGACCAGCGAAGGCGCGCAAGATTTCTTTGCAGGCATGAAAGCCGGTTGGAAAACCTTGATTTCGCCAATCACTTGGGTGAACGACAAAACCGACGCTTTAGGTAATGCTTTGGCTGAAACCGGCGACTTACTGTGGTATTCGTTCTTCGGCGATCCGCGCTACAAAGGCGACCCGGTGTATGTCGAGGCCATGCAAGAATCGCGTGCAGAAGCAGCATTGTTTCTTGACGAACTACGCAAATTCCGACGCCCGGACATGGCTGGGCCGTTTGACGAACTGCGTGAAGCAGCACGAAAACTGCGGATTGAACTGCAGAACGTGGCCGACAAATGGGACATGCTGACCGGCAAACTCGACCAACGTGTCGCGCTTGACAACGCCCAACAAGCGTTAGCAGACCTTGAGCAAGCCGCCGCTAACGTTTTTGGCACTGGTAGTCAAGAAGACCTGCGGAACTACAACGAGCAGGCAGCCCAATTCGCTGGCCTTCTGTCAAACATTGCTGAAGGCATGGGCGACATTTCGTCACGCAACATCCTCCTGACGTTTGAGACCAAAGGCCCGAAAGCCGCGCTGGATTTGGCTAAATGGCTGGCTGGCGGTGCAGAACTGTCCGGGCTGTCAAACCTTGACCTGTTGACGCAGGCAGGCATCTCGACGTTGCCTGCCCGTGCAATGGGTGGCACCGTGTCCGCAGGCGGCACCTACCTCGTCGGGGAACGTGGCCCGGAACTGTTGACGGTCGGCGCTGGTGGCGGGCATGTCAGCCCGATGGCCGGCGGCGGTAACACGATCAACATCACTGTTACGTCAGCCGACCCGAACCAGGTGGTGGCCGCGATCCAACAGTGGACACGCAACAACGGTGCCATCCCCCTGGCGACAACTACGAACATCAGGCGCTGACCATGGCAATCACTACGACTTGGCGAGTGGACATTGGCGAACAACAAGGGCCGACGAATTTCACTAGCCGCGTCATGTCCATGTCCATCAGCCAACAGGTCGACGTCAACGAAATTGGGCGCGGCCAGTGTGTCATTACCCTGTTGAACAAGGACGGTGCGTTGACTCCCGGGGGTGGGGGCACCTATTCCAGCACCGACTGGTTCGCCCAAGGTGTCTACATCAACGCGCTGACTAACGTTGGCGCAGGTAGTACCAGCATCGACGTATTCGACGGCGTCATTGTTGACTTCGATTTGGTGGACAACGGCGCGTATTCCACGGTCACCATTACCGCGCTAGACGGCCTGACCGTCGCAGCCAAAACCGTCGGCAGCACCTTGCCCAGTAGCGGATCCAGCACTGGTTACAGCGCCCTTTATTCGGCATTGGTTGACCGTAACGGCATCGTCTTTCCACGGCTCGCCCGCACCAACGCCGAAGGCATCGTGACCTACGAATGGTCAGCCAGCGGATGGCCGGTACTGCAAAACAGTGGCGCAACCATCTTCCCGACTACCTACGCCGACGCACTCCAGACGTACCTAATCCCGACCGTGTCCGACGTGACATGGCCTACCAACATCACAAACACCGGCACCGTCGCCAACTACAACATCATCAGCCTCGGCTACGAAACCACCAGATCCAGCGCCAACCGTGTCACCTACACCTTTGACCCGGCCGGCTCAATTTCCGGCACCGACCTTCCGTTTGACGACGACGGCTTCCAACAAGCCTTCAACAACGACACGCTGATCACCCAAGCCCAAATCAAGGGCGTATCAACCGGGCAAACCATCCAGACATCAACCAACAGCACCAACACCAGTTACGGCAACCGCACCGTCCAATACCTCGCCACACTGGCCCTGAACGACACAAACGCACTTGACCAGGCGACCATTCTCACCAACCGTTACGGCACCAGCCGATTCAACCCGGTCAGCATCCGCACCACCGCCAGCATGGTCAAGGCTCGAGCGGCCGACGCCGCCGAAACAACATGGCGCAACCTGCTAGGCATCGCCACCGGCATCTGGCAGCGCACGGTCATCACCTGGCAAGGTTCGGGCGCATCCAGCCAAACCGCCTACTGCGTGATAAAAGGCCGCCAGATCAACGTCACGCCCCAAGACACCGTTGTTACGCTGATGCTGGGCAACTGGGCTGACAACCATGCTTTTATTCTTGACACCGACCAACTCGACGTTGACAGATTGGGATACCAGTAATGGCGACACAGTACACAGCAGGACTCACGGCAGGCCAGATCCTGACCGCCGCGACCATGAACCAGATCGGCGCAGTCTGGGAGACCTACACTCCGACACTGACCGCCTCAACGACCAACCCGAACCTTGGCACGACCGGCACCGCCTCAGGACGGTACGCGCGCATTCAGAAGATCGTCATAGGGCAGGCACAGTTCGTATTCGGAGGAGCCAGTATTGCCGCAGGTCTTGGCTTCTACTTCTGCTCAATCCCGATCACCGCACAAAGTGCCGGGCCGACCGCTGGCAACATGATTGCCATCGACGTGTCCACGTTCGCAACAACCAGCAACACCGCCGCGCTTGACACGACTGCTCGACTTATTGGCTACGGCACCGGCGGCGCATCCCTCGCAGGAACCATCCAGTCCACCACCTACCCGTGGGCCGCCGGGGACATAATTCGAGTTAACTTCTGCTATGAGGCGGCCTAACCATGACCTATGACCTGATTCTCCCCGGCGACCCTGAGACTGTTCCCGACGAATACCTAGTTGAGCGGATGCGTAACCACCGCGACCGGCTCCTCGCCGAATCCGACTGGACACAACTACCGGACACACCCGTCAACCATGCGGCATGGGCCACCTACCGGCAAGCCCTCCGCGACTTCCCGGCAACTTGGACACCGGGCCCGACAGTCACCTTCCCCGACAAGCCATGAAGTCGGCCGCGATCCTCGTCGTCCTGCTCGGCGCTGTCGCAATCTGGGTCGTTGCTGGATGCTCCGACCGTGTCCGCCACAACTGCGACACCGCCCCCACCGCCCAACGATGCGAGACCACCCCATGAAGAAATACACGAACAGCGAGATCAAAGCCCGGCTGATCTTTGTCATCGGCTGCGCCCTGTCGATCACCTTCATGCTTGCCGTCTGCTCCCTGCTGTACGGCCTGCTGTTCGTCGTCCAACCGCTTGAGGTGTCCCCGAACGACGAGTCCGCCTGGGCGACACTTAACCCGCTGGTGCTGTTCATGACTGGCGCACTGTCCGGCGTCCTCGCCTCCAACGGCCTCAAAGACAAAGAACAGAAAGACGACCAACAATGATCGCCAGCATCATCACCGTCACCACCAGCCCCACCCTGCTCATCGCAGAAACCCAAAACGCGACCCGCACCATCTACCTCGAGCCGGTCGGCAGTGACATCCATGTCGGCGGCGACGCAGTAACCACCACCACCGGCCTAGTCACCAAAAAGGACGTGACGTCGACGTTTCTGGTGCCCCCGCTAAATGCCCTGTATGGCGTCACCTCAACCGGCACGGTCACCATCCGCATCCTGCAACCCGAAGGCGACTACTGATGACAGTGGCAACACAATTCAAATCGTGGCAAAAAGCAGGCACACCCGACGCCCCGTACAACGTCAAATCCCCCAACCTGGTGCAACTTGTCGCCTACGCCCGACGCACCTGGGGGCTAGTCAACCTAGGCATCTACACGCACCGCCCGATCCGTGGCGGCACCGCATGGTCGTCCCACGCTTTCGGTGCGGCCGCTGACCTCGGATACACCGACCGCGCCCACCTCGAGGCCACCGTGCTGCCGTGGCTGATCGCCAACAGCCAAGAACTAGGCATCCAACGCATCCACGACTACCAGCGCAAACGGTATTGGGAAGCCGGTAAAGGTTGGGTCGCAAAGTCACCTGGGGACGGCAACGCTTGGATACATGTGGAAACTCATGTGGACACTTGGGGAAACGACACCCCTATCGAAGCAAGGTTATCCACAGCCCCTGTGGCGGTGCGCCCGTATCCTGGCAAACCAGTGAAACGTGGCGCGACCAGCCTGCGCGACGACGTAAAAGCGATCCAACAAATCGTTGGGGTGCAGGCAGACGGCAAATTTGGGGTGGTCACCGAAGCGGCCGTCAAAAACTGGCAGACCCTCCACGACCTGACCGCTGACGGTGTGGTCGGCCCTGTGACCTGGGCACGAATGTTTGGTGCGTGACATCCCGCCTAGCATTTGCTAGACACCTCCCGACCTCGGAAACCCGACTTAGGAGGAACCATGAAACCCAAGCACCTGTTCGTGCTGTTAGCCGGACTAACCGTCACCATGACGGTCGGCGGCCAGGTGGTCGCCCGGCTCGTTGACCCACCGGCCCCGCAGATCGGCCCGGCGACCGTGACCCCCGTGCCACGCACCGTCCACATCACCCCCGTGCCGTCGACCGCACCCGCTACCACAACCACGTCAGATGCCCCTAAAACGGCGCATGACGCCCTCCAAGCCGATCTAGGCATGCTGATAGCCCCCAACACACCCTGCCAAGAATGGGCGCCTTTAGCCCTCGAGGTCGGCTGGCCGGCCGACGAGCTTGTGAACGTCCTCGACGAAATGTGGCAGGAATCCCGCTGCCTAAACATCATCCCCGGCGACCCCCGTTGGAACGGCGGCGACCACGGCCTCATGCAAATCAACCAGGTGTGGTCAAACGAAACCGCCGACCTGTTCGGGTCGTGGGATCGGATCAACGAACCGGCCGTGAACCTGGCGATGGCCCTCGAGATCTGGCGGTGGCACGACGCGAACCGTGCTTGTGGTTGGGAGCCGTGGAACCGGCCATGCTGAACATCTACCGGCCCGACTGGATGGAACAAGCCGCCTGCCTAGACGTCGACCCCGCGATCTTTTTCCCCGGCCCCGGTCGACAAGGCGCCGCCAACACCAAACAAGCCAAACAGATCTGCCGTGCCTGCCCCGTCGTCAACAATTGCGTCACCTACGCCATGTCCTTCGCCCCCCGCTCCCTTATCGGCATTTGGGGCGGCATGACGGAACGTGAACGAGCCAGGCAACACAAATCCACCACAGGGCTTGTGTACAGTGCCGGTGACACCCGACGATAGGAGACACCGATGCCCGACCACATCGAACCAGACGCCGCCGCGCACTTCATTCGTGAAGCCACGATTGCGATGGATCAAGCGGCGCACACCATGAACGTGCTAACCGCCCTAGTGGAGCAGCTGCGAGCCGACCGCGCCGAACTACGCAAAGCTTTGTACGAATGCGCCTACTGCCTGACGTCGCTTGAGGTGGCCCCGTCCGCCATGACGAAGACGACGGCCGACACCCTGGTGCGCCTGAACCTCGGCGGCTTCAATGACTGACGACATTGTGACCCGACTTCGGGAAAAGTATTCAGGTCAGTTGCCAATTTGCGCTGAAGCCGCTGACGAGATTGAACGGCTGCGCAGGCAAATCAAAATGTGGATACAAATCGCCGACTATTTGGCCGTCGTAGTTGAAAAACATGAACCAATGCACCTTGCACTTGCGCCGTACGACACCGCCAAGGATTGGACACTTGATGATTGACCGGCCCACCCTCAAGAAGCCGACCGCCGGTGCCTGCTGTCGCTGTGGCGCACCGCTCGCCGGTGACGACATCTTCCACTGGTCGCCCGGATCGTGGTCGGTGTGGTGCTTCCCGTGCTACAAAGCCGAACATTTCCACAACTTGGTACGCATTCAACAGCGAGGGGAGGATCGTCGTGGGCTTTGATCTGTCATCGTACGCCACCGTCGAAGAACGACTGGCACTGTTTTGGGCCGCCAACCCTGACGGCCGTATTTGGACGGAACTGGTACGCATGGACGACCACGCTTGCCTGTTCCGCACGGAGGTGTACCGGCACCGCGACGACCCGTTACCGACAGCGACCGGCTACGCCTACGAAGAGAAGTCCGACCGGGGCGTGAATGCCACATCGTGGGTGGAAGTGTGCGAAACGTCATCGACAGGTCGCGCATTGGCAAACTGGATTTACCAGGCGTCAAAGCGTCCATCGCGTGAGGAAATGGAGAAGGTTGTGCGGATGGGTGGCGCACCGGCCCCGTCCGGCGACGGCCCGTCAGACGCACAAATTAAACTGCTCCGTTCGTTGCGCTATGACGGCGACCCGCGGGCCCTGTCCAAGCGCGAAGCGTCAGCCATGATCGACAAACTGAAAACGGAACATCCGTTCTAATGCCGTTTGTGTACCTGCCCGACAAAGAGGTGCAACGCGCCCGTGCGTGTGCTGTACGTCGACAAGCCGCCAACAGCGACCCCAACCGACCCAACCACAACCCAGACACCGACCCGTATCGCAACATGCACTGGGAATTCCGCGGGGCCCTCGGAGAACTAGCCTGCGCCCACTTCCTTGGCATGGAATGGACAGGCGAAAACGACACAGGCGCTGACGTCGGCGGCCGCGTCGAGGTTCGCACCACACAGCCCGCCTACCGGCTCGCCCTAGTGCCCAAAGACTTCGCTACCCACCCGCTAGACACCCCGTATGTGTCCGCCACATGGAACGGTGAAACAGATCATGTGCTGATCACGTTGCGCGGCTGGGACACCCTGCGAAACCTGCGTCAGATCATGAGCGACCACGAAAAAGACGGCCACCGTTTCCACCTGGTCGAAACTCAAGACCTGCAACCCATGACACGGTTAAAAGATTGGCTGTGGCGATGACCGAAGCCGAATTTCAGACGCAGGTCATCGAGGTGGCTCGGTATTGCGGCTGGATGGTCATGCACCAACGTCCCGCACAGATCCGCACCGGCCGATGGATCACCGCAGTACAAGGCGACGCCGGTTTCCCCGACCTTGTGCTAGCCCGCCCTGTGGCTGGCGA